TTGATTGCAAATTGTATATCTGGAGGACAATTACCTTGAGCGTTTCCAGCAGTGAAATTAATCAGCACTCTCGGAAGTTGCGTTCCGCTTAGTGTCGGCAACGAAGTGGGAAGATTTATTCTCGCTGGTGTGTTATAGGTATCAGCAGTCCAACCCTCCAAAGTTTGCCAAGTATTCGTAGTGTCTAAATACTGAATCTCTGTAACTGCTGTGATTGGTTGGAGTGCCAAGTAGAACATTGGAGGATGTCCCATTACTCCACAGAAATTGCCTGACACCAACATTTCAATCGGGAAGACACCCCAGGGATTGTGATACTGGCTCATACTCCAATAGTCGAGAGGTAATTGCCACCCAGAACTATTGACCACATATCCATCAGTGTTTTTGTAAAACTGATTTTCTGCCGCCGTGATTAGACCTTGTAGTAAGTTGTATTCTGATGTATTGCTCGCTGGACTGCCGGTTGAAAGTGGAAGGTTAGTTCGGGTCCAGTATTGCATATCGGCTACTTGAACACTGGAAAAAGAAGCTGGTGAAACACATGTGTAACTATCGAAGTTCATATGTTATTTATCTTCGTCGTCTTTCTTTTCGTCCTTATCAGGTATTTCGGGATACTTCTTTTTGTCCTCCAGCAAGGTCGAAACATAGAAGTAAGTCTCCCAATGTCCGTTTGCTTCCGCACTCTGTTGTAATTCTTGTAATTTCTTTCTGTCCATATATTCTCCAAAAAAAGAACCGCACTTTAGGTGCGGCTCTAGTAGTAACCCATCTAACATGATGGTTTAGTTGTAACAATTAAGAGCAACAAGTGCTGGCACATTGGTGTTTTCGTATGCTTGGTTAGCGAATCCCCAGCGCCAGAATTGCACGCCTAGTGCGCCACCGATTGGCGAGTTGCTTGGGACAAGTCCAGAACGAAGGATTTCCTCATAGCGGAACAAGGTTGGACCTCCGACGCCATTTTTGCCACTAATGTTACGCCACTTCATTACGGACAGGTCACCGAAGATAATAATTGGCTTGCTCGAACCGTTTCCGATTACTGGCATCTGATTCGAGATATAGACTGGATACTTTCCAATCTTTGGGCGTTGTCCAATCGCTGCGGACGGGTCGAGGAAATTCGAGAAGATTTTTCGACCTACATTATCAGTTACTCTCTCAAGGCGACCCCACGTATCATCCGCCATCAGGTAACCAGTGGTTGGAAGGTTACGTCGGCTGATGTCGAGGGTGTGAAGGAGTTGAATCAAGATGTCTTCGGAGAGATTATTGGAGCTGCCAAGCGTCAAGGTAGTCGTGGAGCTGGTTACGAATCCCTGCGGAGTAGTGTTGTTACCACCAGCACCCAGGATACCGTCTACCTCTTCTTTACGAGCGACCATTGTCATCATGCTTTTGAACATCTGGTCAACAAGATTGATGACAGAGCTTGCAATCTGCTGTTCTGACAAAGCATAGATACCTGAATCGTATCTCACTGCACCGAAAGAGCCGTTGAGACGACCATTGCTCGAAGCGTTGGCAATCGTTGGGTCAGTTAGGCCACTACCAAAGTCGTTATTTGGAGCTGCCAATTCTGCGGTAGTCCCTGCGACAATTTGTGTTGAATCCCAAAGTGGCCAGTTATAAGCCGACATATCTTCGGTCGAAAACTGTTCCATGCTCGATTTTGCATCGAAAAAGTATTTGGTCGTTTCCTCAATCGTTTTATTCATATTGATTGGGGTTAGGTTAATACCAGTCCCAGTCGTTGCAATACTACGCTCTTCAATTTGTTTCTGGAATGTGTCGAGGTAAAGAGCTTGCTTAGACATGTCTAAACCAACTTCATCAACCAAGAACTGTTGCTCTGAACTTGCTCTCTGTTTGCCCAGCACCCAGCCAAATAGACCCTTCTTGTAATCAACTTCGGTGAAGATTTTCTTTGAGCCGGAACGATGCTCTACAAAAGCCGGTGCCTCAAACTTTCGAGGTGTTGGAGCTTCTGTTTGCTTTCTCAGAGCGTTTAGTTTCTCCTTACGCTCTTGTGTATCTGCTTTGGAGCGGGATTCTGTAGCGTCCGCACAGTGTTTATCAATTCGTGCTAATTCTTCCTCAGTATTAACACGGCCTTCTTTTTCGGCGAGCTGCTGGATTGCAAAAGCATCATCAAGCAATTTGTTTTCAAGACTTCTAAGTTCGATAGCTGATAGTGTTGTCATGCAGATATATATAATTCCTATCTATAATTTTTATCTGCCGATTTTCTCTCTCAATTTTTGGTGGAAGTCTGCTAGGTTAGTCTTTTTGATGTAGGTCGATTTATACGCTGGATTATAGACTGGACTAATGTGATGGAGTTCCGCTTTTTCAATCACTCTAATTCCATCCTCCCATCTTTGTTTCAGCACCTTCATACGCCAGCTCATTCCCTTGAAAGCGTCTCTATCAAGTTCTCGTTTTAGACTACTGGCATATGGTGGAATGTTGTTTTTGAACTCGATACCTTTCGTTGTCGAGGTCAATTTCAAGGTATCGCTCTTGGTGTCTCCATACTCTCGATTCTCTTCATGGCTTGCAACGAATCGGACATTGTTGGTTCGAATCCAATCGTCAAAAGCTCCGACCTCAATCCGTTCCTTGAAATTCAGTCCGTCTTTTTCGTTACTGGCGAAGTGGGTAACCTCTCCATAAGGAACTGCCAGTCCTTCGAGGTATTCTTGTGTCGAGGTGAGAACAGTATCGGCACTCCTTACTTCAATCTCAGACCTCTCTTCAAACTCATCAATCATAGTAATCCTCCATCTGGGGCGTTGACATCTTTAGGTGTTAGAACTTTGGGGCTTCTCGTGCTTTCTTCATCAGGAGAATCAACATTAGGGGCAATGTCTCCTGTGGGCTTGCCTTGCGCCTGTGGGACTGGAATAACATCGTATTCGTCTCCCAATCTTGGCAATGAATCCTTGAGACGTTTTTCATTAACACTCAACCAAGACTGACCTACTGCAATTTGACCAACTTGTGCCGAAGTGAGTGCGTCAGATTCAATCAATGGCGTTGGGTCGAATCTGATACGCTTTCTCTTCTTTTGGATAGGCGAGAGTGTTTTCATTTGTAACTCTTGCTCCCAGCCAGTGCTTAGAGGTCTGATTGAATAGTTGTAATGGACTTTGTTGTATTCCTTCGAGTTAGCATATGTTTCATCATGAACGCCAAGTTTAGTTGGGTGAACCTTTAAGAATCGGGCCACTTCATTTACATACTCTGTTTTAGCTTGCATAAATTGGAGCTGTTCAGGATTCTGTAGAGCGAGTGCAATCAATTCAAGTGGATAAGGGATATAGACCCCACTACCTGCATTTTCTTTGCTGGATTGCTTCTGTAGTGATGCCAAGAATGCGTTTTTGGCTTGAACACTATTCTTTGTTCGTTCTCTTTCTTGAACTGCAAAAGATGGCTTGTAGGCATTCTTCAAATAACTGCCGCCATATCTTTCGAGAGCGAGACCATAGGCAATTAGATTCCGCCCCAATGTGATAATGCCACTACCAACACATCCTTGAAAAGAGAATCGAGAGCGAAAGTGTATCATCTCAGAAGCATCTACAAACTTTGCACCGAATCCACTTTCCGAGTTAGTTGGGGGGCCAGAGGTCGGCACCCTTTGGTCAACGTAAATAAGCGTCCCCTCAGACGGCACTCTGTAGGGTCTAACATGCTGCGGCTCTACTGTCCAAAATTGCATATCGTCCCGACCTTGAAGTTGTATCTCAGAATATCCATTTCCGTAGATGATGGCATTTTGGGCCATGTGTTTCTTCCACTCGTAAGCGGTCATTTCGTCATTTGGTTCTGAGAGCAGTCTGTGATAAAGAGGATTGTCGGTATCTTTTGTTAAGTGTTCTGTGTCTGGGTCAACATCGTAAAGGTAGCAATCCATCAATGCAAAGTCCTCACTCAGAACATTGACGCCACAGCACCAAGCGGATAGTTGCATGAGGGTGTCTTCGGTTACTGCAAGCCCAGTCCAGTTAGGTCCGCTCAACCACCCAGGCGCAAGAGCAAAATCCATCATACGGAGTTCATGTTCGAGTGCTTCTTGCTCGTATGATTCCAATGTCTTTAGTGGTAGTAATTGTGTATCTTTGCTAATTGTCGGCATGTCTTATTTATGCTTACCAATCGAATGTTGAAAAAGCAGATATATCAATCTCGAGCTCTTCCTCTTTCAACATTACCTGACTCCATGCAAACACCAGTGCATCGAGACTATCAATCTTTAGGTGTGCGAATGGCTTTGTAATACTGCAATACCCTCTATTATTTCGCTCGAGCTCACAATGTCCAATCTGCCAGCGGACAGAAGCGTCCCCATCCTGAACCAATCTTCGGTCCTGAACTGCTCTCATGATGTCGTTTATCGGTGCATTAACTTGAGTGGGATTCTGTGAACATTCGAAGACCTTGTAACCTCTATTCATTAGCTGTTCAGAAAGTTGGTGTAACTGCCATTTGTCGATTGTTATTGTCTTAACGTTGTGGCTTGCGAGTATGAGGTTCAAAGTCGGCAATAAATCCGCCTCAACTCCAACCGCATCGCCTTTAACAACCGTTAGACACCCAGAGCGACTCAATGCAGCATATATTCCAATGTTCTGCTTTTCACGTTCGGTCGCTTTCTGAGGAATCCAGCTCCAGAACTTCGTATACACTTTCTCGTCTTTTTTGATACAGAGGCACATGGAACAGAAATCAGAAGCATGCGCAAAGTCGATTCCTAAGTGTGATTCGCAGTCTTCGAGGTCTGGGTATTCGCCTTGACATGCTTCCCAGTCCTCAACAGGTATCCAAGTCGCTCCGCTGGTCGATGTCCAATTGTTGAATCTGAGGCGGATGAAATTAAACTTTTCTGATGGGTCTCTTTTTGCCGTTTCCCAATCGAGTTTGAATTGCTCGATAGACTGGCCGCAGAAGTTAAGGGAGGGATTCGCTTTTGTCCAGTTCCCTGGCTGGTCATAATCTCCAATAGTCTCGTAAATCCACGGCATCCAAGTTACATCAATCAAGTCCCCTGATATGATTTTCTTTGAATCCTGAACCATATTGTAAAACTTGGAATTGACGTTAAACCCAGCGGAAGAGATTACAACTTTAAGTCCCGAAGTTGCTACTGTGCTATCTTTCAAAGCTCGCCATAGGTTTTCGCTATCGTTGACATAATGGCTCATTTCGTCCAGAGAAACGAATGATTGAGGTTTTCCGAATAGTGCTTTGGAGTTACAAGGAGCCGAAATAAACCTCGAATTGCCAGCATCGTAATACACTTCATTGGAGGACTTCACTGTCCGAAGACAAGATAATTTGCCGTCGCCATTGTCTATATTCCAACGGATGGAAGCGTCAATGTAATCATAGACTTGGCTTGCCTGATCTCGATTGGTTGCCACATTAAGACACCGTGCGCCGTTCTGGTGAAGCAATGTGTAGAGATGAAGACCTGCAATTAGAAACGATTTACCATTTTGTCGAGCGATGGAAAGGACACCTACTTGCACTCGTCTTGATAGGTCTTCGTTGCGCCAAGAAAACCAAGAGTGTATTACGTCTCTCACCCACGGCATCACAATGAACGGTTGTCCTTGTGGAGAGCGTACATACTTCTCCAGAAACGAAATAATCTTGTCGCCATATTCGGGAAGGAACAAACCTCCATCGTCTATAAATTGCTGGTCGCTTTTTGTGCGGATATACTCTTTAGACATGACCTATTTATTCATGAACTCGCTGAACTCGCTTAACATATAGGACAACATCACAATCAACCCCAGGAAGCCATTTGTATACTACACCCGTAATCGTATAATCTTTGCCTATATCTATCGTGTCGCCTACTCTTGGCACATAGGGTTTACTTGTTGTGAAAATAACGGTAAACTGGTTTGAATAGATAACTTTAATTTTCATTTTGTTTTCTTCTTTCTTTATCTGCAATTAAGTGACATCGACTGCACAAGCATTCATAGTCTTGCTCTGTGAGGTCGGTTCCGTATCTAAGATGGTGTAGTTGTTCCGTCAAAAAAAAAAAAATTGCATCGCTGACAGATTGGGTGGAGCGAGAAAAGATACTTCCTCATTTTCTGGTAGGCAGTATCATACCTCTGAATCTGTTCTTTTGGTTTTTTGGGGAGTGGAGTAGTTCGAGGTGTTGGTTTTGGTTTGTTCATCTAAGATACATTGAGCAAGATGTATTGCAATCTCGTTTGCTCCCCTTAAATAAGATGGTATAGCTGTCTCGCTTGCGGTTCTAATTCTCATCCCAGACCTTTCCAAGTTGCGCCCTATGTTCGATTGGTTTTCCAAAGTCCGTAGTTGGTTGCAATCTCCAGACCTTACTATCTGCCTTATACTGCCTCCAGAGGTCGAGATATGTGCGTGATGTTGGTTCACCTCGAAACTCAGTCAATCGCTCCCATAAATCACACAATAGCGCAAAGTTTGGCGCAGTTTGGACGGAAAGTAACTGATTTTCACAGAGATATTTGGCATGATAATTCCAATGGTTTTTGGCTTCATCGCCCAACCAATCTGGCGGTGTGAGATGCTTCAAAGGTTGGAACTCCTTGACGGTCTTCGGTTGCGGCCCAGCATTACCCATTGTCGTTGTCCTCAATAATCTCTACCTGCATTTTTTTGCGTGCTTCGTTAGGTGGCATCCAGTTACCGGATAAATCAATTTCTGGTGGATTATAAAAAACATTACAGGAAGTAATGTTACCTTCGATAATTGCATAGTGATATAGACCTAACTCTATTCTATATCTATTCGTCTTAATTTCGTCCATATTTAATTTCCTTTGTCTTCGTCCTTACCATTTAGATACCGATTAAGAACCGATACCAATTCACACAACAGTATAAACACACAAAGTATTCCGAATGTATACATAAAATCCCCTGTCATTTGAAAAACTCAATCTTTTTTTTTTGCTCGACTACGGCACGGTCAGAGCGAGCATTCATGAAAAGTTTTTTGAATGCCTCACAATCGTTATTAAATCGCTCCCATTCGCTTAACGTCCTCAAGTCTCACACATACTACGCCCTCGAGCTTCGCCTCAATGGACGCAATCCTATCGAGAATAGCATCAATAGCGGACCATATATCTCTTGGCATATACTCTTTTTGTGTTTCATCGTTCATATTAGTCCTCATACGACTCTGTATTCGCTATCTGGTGAAGCCGATTCCTCCATCACCATATCTACCAGCTTCACCATTGTTTTGTTCATCTCATACATATTCGAGTTCATTTGCTTCATTGCATTAACGAGACCTTGGATTGCTTCATGTGTTTGCTCCAATCCTTCCTGCACAATATCGAATTGTTCTCTAATCCAGTCCCATCTGTTCATAGATTCACCACTAGTTTATATGTTTGCGTTTCTTGATAGTAGATTCGCTCATTCTCGCCATCAATTTCGTCCACAGTGTCATCAGTCATTTTGCATACTTGGATTGGTAAGCCAGAGTAACCGTTCAGTATTGCTTGAACTGCCTGGGAGAGTGTTTGCTGTTGTGCTTTGCTGGTGGTTTCCATTACGACCATTAAATCCAAGGTCGAGACACCGCACGGCCCACTAAGGTTAATGATGCTCTGCTGGTTTCGAGCATTGAAAACAATAAATGGCCAAGTCGTGTTTTTCTGTGGCTGGTCTGGGTATATTTGCGACCCCACGATTGATGTTACGCTGTCAACACTCAGCAAGCTAACTATGGTCGATTCAAGCATCTTTTTTCAGCTCCTCTAATTCCTGTCTCGACACCCACTTCAAACCAGCGAAACATTTTAACTGTTGATTATGATTTTGGAGTTGGTCGGTGTTGTTACGAGTGAGCTGGGTCAATTGGGTGACTGCCTGATGGACACCCAGCAAGCCAACAATTGTTGTAACTGTTGTAATCAATCCAGACCAATCTTGTTGGGTAATCTGGTATAGACCCAATCCTAACAATCCAGCAAGTGAAATATGTTTGCCCATATCATTAGATAGTGTTGACTGGTCAAATTATGTGATGTGGGTAACTATCTCTTATACTTAATGCAGCGCCTTTTTGGTTAGCTGACCTTGACCATATCATTGACTGGTTTGTAAGACTTTTGTTGTTGGTTTAGGATATGACAGGACGGAAGTAAAATAACTTTGTTATTTACTTCCTATCTATCCTAAAAAATTATCCGCCGGATTGATTTCTATAGGCGGCAGAAAAATAATTGCGTTATCTGTAGGTAAGACTTGGTTGGTATGGGTTGAGGTCTTTTGTCTTCCTTCCTACATCCAAACTTTCTTTCTCTTCCTATAATAAAGTTCTTTGAGATTCATAAAGACTAAGAGGTCCAGTCGAATCATACCCAGTTTGTAAAATAATGTATCCAGTTACTATATTATTATAACACCAGCAAGGGTATCATAATGAACATACCCTAATGGATACAATTTGATACCCTAACACAAAGGACAAAAGTATGCGTTATATAGATTGCAAGTTACCAGTAAAGCACAGATTGGTTTATTCGTATCTCTGCTACAGACACAACATTGGAAAGACAACATCACACCGCCAACTTTCAGAACTTGGCATGTCCCGATTGACCACACTTCCGAAGATTGTAAAGGGATTGATTAACTTAAAACTCCTGGAAACAACACCGAAGGGTTTGAAGCCACTACCACCCAATGAGAATACCGACAAGTTTTTTAAGTGGAAGACAAAACACCTAAGTAATAAATGGTGGCGCAATTTGGCTTATCGACCCATCAAATTGCGTTCAGGAGTTTGCGAGTTAAACCAGATTGAGCACCTACTTTATTGGACGCTTGTTTCTCGCCTCAAATGGGGTCGCCAGTTACACGCAAAGATTAGACTGGCAGATTTAGTAGGGTGTGAGGTTCAGGCGATTGGGAGGGCAATTAAGGGACTGGAAAGCAAAAAGATTATATCGGTCAAGAGGTCGAGGTCTGGATTATGGATTGAGAGCGTTAAAGATTGTCCAGACGATTGGTGGATTGACAAAAAAGCACCTCAACCAATTCCAGTAAAAGAACCATCGCCAATAGTTGTAAAAGAACAGAAGCCACGAGTAAAAGAACAGAAAGCACAAACGACATGGAAGGACATTGCGCCAGAGGGAACGCTCGAAGGAAGTATTGACGAAATGGCAATCAGCTGTCTCTTAAAGCACAACATCAAAATCGAGCACATTAAATCTCTAATGGCGGATGAGGATAACTGGCTTGCGTTAGTGAGTAAAAAGATTATAACGAAGTGCGATTCAGAAGCTCGTAAAGACCACTATTCTAATGATAAGAACGCATTTAATAACAATTATAGCGGACTGTTCGCATACAAACTAAACCAGATTTTGAAGAGAGGTGTATCATGAAAACTTGGGACATAATTAGAAAGAAAAAAGAACCCACAACAGAAGAGATTTTCAAAGCCGTTCAAGTGGACATCTATTCCAAATTGTTCGAGGTATTGGACAACTTGGAACGCTATCAAGATGTAGCAATACTTAAAAACAAAATTAACTGGAAAGAGATGGTGAACGAATGACCGAAACCGAAAAAAAGACAGAAACCAGATATGAAGCAACATTAAAAGTTGTTGGCATCAAAAAAAGATGTAGAAAACTTGACAAACATTATGACCGATTAGGATGGGTCAGAGATTCTTTTGGAGCGACCCAAGACGATGTAGATAAAATCAATCAACACCTCACCAATAATTACAAGCGGATAACGAAGGCCGATTTAATTGTTGAAAAGGTCGAATGGGAAGACTTGGGAAATGGAACGAGTATCACGACAATGGACACAAGGAAGGTTACCCCAATCGTCTGGAAAGAGATTGTGAACTAATGAAGACCTATCCCGAATACCTCAAAACTTTATAATTTCAATCGCTCTCGAAGGGTGTTGTATTCTGTCAGTCCCTTCGAGGTCACTTTGTAATATGGCAATCTGTAAATCGGCCTACTTGGTTCGCCTGCATCCCATCTTTCCTGAATCGCCATATCCACTTTTAGTTGGTCGAGTGCTTTATCCAGAGTTGCAACGGTTGAAAATAGGTGCATCAAGTCCGTGTATCCATGCCAGTAAACGAGATTTTTGCACAACTCCCTCAGCACAAGCCAGCAAGGATGGTTTTTCACATATCTTCTCTCAGTCCAAATGTTCTTAATTTCTTTGAGCATAACTATTATATAGTGATAGGCGATTAATCATACGGAACTCATAGGGATGTGAATTGTTTTTCATAAGCAAAGGATAAGCCATTAAGATTGTTTCTTGATGGCTTTTTGCATTTATACAAGTATGAGCAAAAACAAAAAGAAAAAGGAAGACATAAGGCAGTCCAAAATCAACCGCATTGAGGAACTACGGAAACTCAAATGGGATTTACTTTCCGATACCTTCAACCCAGCCGATTTAGACGATGAGAAGAGAAAAAAGTATTATCTTTATTGCGACGAAATACAAGACATACGATTTAGTATTGGCTATTGGGATTGATAGATACAAGTATGCCGATTAACTGGAAACTGCTCGTCCACTTGTATAATCTTTATTGCCAAGAGGAACAATTCAAGAGATTTTCACCAGTTGAAATTGAGAAAACAGATAGGCAGTGCAAGACCTGCGAAGCGTATTGTGAGGCGAGAGTAAGCAAAAAAGGACAGACCTATTCAGTCTGTCCTCATGGGTGTAGTGGGTCGTTTCGATGGAGTTAACTGAGTTCATTCAATCTTGCCATCTCGGCAGTGATTTTATTGAACTCATTCTCATCAAAAAATGTGGCAAAAATCTCACCCAAGTTTTTATCTTTCAAGGATGGTATTTCATGCTTACACGACATTAGATGCCAAGCGCCGCTCATGGCATGATTAAACTGCTCATCTGGACAGTCACCAGCGATTTTGGCGAACGTTTCATTTTTTCGATAACCCAATTTTACAAAATCAATCATATACATTTTCCTATTAAGAATCAGTGGCAGGATTTGAACCTGCGGCACCTACCCTTAGCCCATATACGGATTGGGATGGTGTCTTGTATATGTCACCCTTCGACCACTCAGGCACACCGATTACTTAATATAATAGTAGGTTTTGAGGAAATAAAGATTAACTGAAACGGCACTTATCACAATGCGGCAGCGATTTTCAATTAATAAAAATCACAACATCATCTTGAGGAGTTCCGCTGCCAGTTCCTTGAACTCGCTCCGAAGTGCTGCCGATTGCTCTTGGGAGATTGTTTCATCGGCAGTGTTCAAGTCTTCCCAGATGTCAGCCAGTGTTTCCCTTGCTTCCGAGATGGCTTTGTGAAGCACCTCGAAACGATTCTTAGGAACTTCTGGCGGGACTGGTGGGACTGTGTTGGCTGGAACTGTGGGCGGGACTACTGGCGGGACTGTGTTGGCTGGTGTCTCTTTCTTTTTCTTTTCCTTGACGGTCCCCACGAAGCGATAGAGTTCCGTGAGTTGCTCGTTCATCACTTCCGCCTCAGTCCCATATGCCTTGACCAGTGTTTCCCAGTTTTCCGCCACTTTCAAATAATTGTTGAGCGTCCCGTTCGAAAGCGGACACCCCCATAACCGCCTGATGTGGCTGAATAGGTCCACATCGCTTTTGAACTTGAGATGATACGGCGGACTGGTGGTTTCAGACATCCAGCCATTTTCCTTGATTTCCAGTAGCACCTTTCCGTAAGCAATGGCACGTTGATTGACGGTCAAAACTGCCGAAGTGAGTGCTATCCATGCAGTGTTGTAAATCGCCTTCATTTCCTTTTCAGTCTTCGGTGTGGGTGGAGTGGTCTGGACTTCAACCGACTGGACTTTGGGCTTCCTTGTGCGTGTGCGGACGACTGGAGCGTCAAGAGTAGCAACAGCATCAATCGACATCTTTGGAACCTCAAAAAGTGCTCGGAGGGGATGGACGCTTCCCCATCACGAGCGTTATGGGATGCTTCGGCACATTACCGAAGTGGGGGTATAGCGTGTTCCATTAGCTTCGGTTTTGGCTGTTTTGAGCAGTTTTTCGAAGATTCTCGAAAAGTGTAAATATGCAGGTAACAACTCGTGATGTAGGAGCCGAAAAGAGACACCAATTTTCACTCAGACAATAATCTTTTTTGTGGTCTGGGCTGAATCGTTTTTTGATGTGTGTGAGGGGTCGCAAGCAGATAGGGTGTATCGCCGATTTCAATGTAGCAAAAACAAAAAACCACTCAAGAGGATTGAGTGGTATTTTTGCAGAGAAATAAAATAACCCCTTTTTGCAGGGATATTGTATCTATGCGGAACGTTCCATTTCTTCCTTGTTGTCCTTCCTCCATTCCAACTTTGCGCCATTGGGTGTGAGTTGTCCGCCCCGATAAGCCCCATTCACAAGCCATACCTTGATGGTCGCTCGTCTCGCATCATGGACGGCAATTTGAATCTTGCTCACCAGTCTTCGAATGGAATCTTTCAACTTGGTTCGGTATTCTAAGAGTAGTTCTGGCTTCATGTCGCCTTCATTGCCGATTTTTAAGAACATAGCAACTATCGACTGAATGTTCCCAAGATTATCGACCTCACCCACTACTATCTTGGTTTCGAGTTGTTCCACTTGTGCGGTCATGTCGGCTATTTGCTTTTCGAGGATACCGATTGAGCGTATCTGACCAACACTCAAATTGCCATCATCCTCGAATACCTTGATTGTGGCCTTCTTGTCCTCAATTTTTGCCCTCAGTTCGGCTATCTGCTTTTGCTCCATGCCAGAATCAACCGCCATCACATCCGAGATTTTGAGGTCAATAAAGAGCGAAATTAAGGCATCTTCGAGGGGCTGATAGTGGAGTGATTTTCCAGATTGATACCTTCCATTGGCGTATGGCACAAGCACAGGCGGTTTCCCCTGTGATTGCCTCTTAATCGCCATTTCTTGACCGTTCGTATTCTTAATCAGGCCAGTGAAAAGATTGGTTACAAAGCGTCCCTTTTTGGCCTTCATTGTCATTCGGCTATCCAGTGCTGCATTGACCTTGCGGAACTCATCCACGGTCAACACGGCATCATAGAACCCTTCCACAACTTTAGCCGTTTTCCGTTCCTTACCATGCCTCTCTTTCATGGTCTTTTCACCAATCAAAGCACGGTCCCGAAATGTCCTTGTGAGGTTCTTTGGAAGCCCACTAATCCGCTTTTCGATTTCTCCTTGTCCCATTCCGTCGATGCTCAAAAGTGCTGCCTTATGGAGTTTGGAAGCCAGTTCATTCAGGACAAACTTTTTTCCATCCTCACTAACAGAAATCCAAGCGGGGTTATCTTTGGACTTGAGGCCGTTCTTTGTCATGCCGTTAGCGTATTCTCGTTTCTTTTGCCAGTCGCTTTTCTTGATTCTGCTTTTCTCGCTGCTTTCAACGTGTGCCATTTGAAGACACATTGCAATCATTATGAATTGCTGTCCTGACAGTGCCGAAGTATCGACCCACATATCAGGCGTGTAAACCGCAATCACACATCCAGCCCGAACGATGTCCGAAAGCAACTTCACGGCAAGGTCTGGAGCGATACGAGCGAATCTTGACCACATCTCGATAACAAGGACGGTTTTGTGAGGGTCGATTTCACCACTCTGAATCTTGTCCAGAAAACGCCTCAGACTTCCACCCTGCGCCAAGTGTGCTGCATGGAAACCACTCTCACCCTTGCCGAAAAAAGAACCGAACTTGAAGCGAGTGGAAGGTATCATTTTGTCCTTGTAACGCTCGCACACGGATTGATACGCTCGCTCTTGGCGGGATGTGCTATCACCCTTCTCTTGTTCGCCACTGGAAAACCGGCCAAAACTGATTGCTTCTCGGATGGTGTTTTTCATGATTGTTTACCTCGAAAGATTATTGGTTGGTTGGGTGTGTTTCACAAGTAAAAATCCCCTCTCGAAAGGGGTTAGTTTGTTCGATTAGCTTCGATATGTTGCGACTGGGGCGATAGTCGGATACACTCTGAGAATGATTTCATCTTCGTAGGCAAGTGTTTCCTTCGGGCGTCTTGACGATGTAGACCTTACTTCCGAGTTCATTCGCCAGTGTTTTGGCTTCCAGAATCAGTTCTTTCATGGTTCACCAAGGGTAAAGGTTTTGTTCCGACACCCATGGTCTGGGGTGTAATGCTAAAACCTTCAAGTGCAAAATGGGAAAAATAAAACAACCCCACGAAACGCCATTGTTTCGTGGGGTCTGACCATCCGCCGTCCACTACGCTGTGGACTGTGGGCAGGGATGGTGTTTCCTAGTATCCTCTTCTGCGATAGGGTGCCTCTTGGTGGGAGAAGCACCAAGCAAGGGCAACAATCCAGCCAACGAATGTCCAGCCAAAGAACACGTTGACAATCAGGATTGGAGCGAGATTACCGTGACCTCGAAAGTATGCCAAGAGTGAGGGCAGAAAGTAACAAGCAAAAGCAAAGATAACCGCCAGTCCCATCAGTGCCAAGACCACAAAACCTATTGCTGGGTCGCCTTCACTTTTCGAGGCGGCAAACAGGATTGAAGCAAACATTTTTCACTCCAAAAAGGGTTCTCAATTAGTTGAAATCATTCGCCCAATTGTCGTTCAACTTGCCTCTGTTCCTCGCTCAGTCCATCGTTTGGCTTGTAGGTTCCCAATTCTGCTTTGTAACTTTCGAGGATTTCAGAGGCATCACTAGCGACCGTCATGAACCTTTCAGCCAAAAAAGGGAATCGGTGAGAGGCGTTGATTGCAAGACCTCGAATGATTGAGGCGATTCTTTCGCACCAATCCTTTACCTCTCGCTCCATCTCCATCGCTTTGTTCGCAATGCTGGTCTTGGTTTCTGGGTGCCTCTCCTTGATTTCTCCGAGTGCCATAAGTTCCCCATATTGTTCGGCGTAAACATCAGCACACTTTGGATACCACTCCATTAGACGCAAATACACTACTGCCACTTGAGCCAAAAAAACTTCCGTGTTCATTGGGCGAATCCTCAAACACACGTCGAGCTTACGAAAGTTTGCGTTGTCGAGCTATTATTAAGCTGATTTTTGGAATTTCAATAGACTTTCCGAAAAATAGCTCCAATACTCCGAATGTGACGGATTTCTACCTGACTGAGGATTAAAGAACGTAGGCCGAATTGTTGAAAGTCAGGGAAAAGCGAACGAAAGAAAGTGAACGATACCGCAGAGTTCTCACACGACTGGCAGATGTGGTTTTGCCTTAACCTACTGGGCTTTGGATTGGGTTGAAGCCACAAGAGGAATGCCAACAAGGAACTATCCAGCGGTTCACTAAGTAGTTTGCCTGAAATCAATCCACTCCATTGCCTGCCAGTAGTCCCCGCTACTGGTGGGCTTTTTTTCTATCGCCATGAACACATTGACCAAATGTCTGGACGTTCTGGCAATCGCCTTGACAATCGTTTTCGCCCTTTATCTGACCTTAACCATTTGGAGGATTTCACAATGAGTAACGAACAATTCGACGCCAAGAAAACACAACGGCTAGACTTCGGCAAGGTGCGGAAAAATCTTGAACAGAAGGAGGACGGAAGGTTAGTTGTGTTGGCGGTTACCTGCGGCGATGGGATTGTCCATCACTGCACTAGGGAGGCACTGGACGATGAGATTCTTTTGGCAAGAATGATGCGAGAACACGATTACTGGCTCAACTCCGTACACCATCTCAATTGTCCTGCCGTCGCTCTCTGTTTGGCTCATTCCTGCGTCCACTTGATTCACATTCTGGAGGAGCGTTTGAAAATGCGTTCCGCTGTCCGTCTCCTTACTCGAATTGGAGAAAAACATGTCCACTGTATGCGCTCGTGACGATGAAGAAATCGCCTATGAAATTGTTGAGGCGATTGAGAGTATTTGGGAAGCCACTGGGATAGAGGTCTGTGAAAAAGTTGCTTGCCGCCAGTTTTGCAGAATGGACTTGCTACCAGTGGTTCAGGAAAAAATGCGACTACTCAAAAAATTAAGAAAGGTCATGAATTATGGCTCTTCCAATCGAAAGAAACGATAACGCAATCAGGATTTTTATATTTGCTCTCTTGTTCATCGGCACATTTTTTTTGAGCAAGTATCTGCTGTCCCTGCCCGAAGTATATGAGTTCTTTTTTCCGCCCAAAGATTTTCATCAGCCAGAGAGTATCCAGAGGTCTGAACACTGGAGATAGCCCATTAGGAAGCGAATGGGCTTGAAAGACCTGTCTTAAAATGGCAGGTCTTTTCGTTTTGAACATCCACAAGCTTTGTTTTGCAGCAGTTTATTGAAATCAAATTGCTTCATCTTTAATTGCTCTTGTGCCTCCGCAAGCCACTTATTTCGATACTGCTGGCATTGTTCAGGAGTTTTGTTTGTAGTCCTCCCATCCCAGATTGCTAACAATTCGCCGGTAAGCGTTTTTCCAAGTTCAGGAATATATCGTTCCATAAAGCTTTCTTAAGTAATTGTAAAAGTTGCCGTCCCACTGTTGCAACAATGCGTGCACCCTTCGGAAGTAAGATTCAGTGTAAAAATCACCTCGAACGGCGAGCATGTCTGTGAACCAAATGTGCAGGTATATACTCCGCATGCTTGCCCGATACCACTACCGCAGCACCATTCCACAGTAGCCGGCCCGAAGTTAGTGGAGCAATCCAAATTGAAGTAGGTCAGTCCAGCCCCAGAGCAAGCACCGCCGCTAGTACCGAACGTCCAGGTAGGTCCAGTCGCATTGTAAGTTAGCGTGTAGTTCCCGTTGATACTGGAGCAACCCGTCACAGTCAAAGTTAGATTATTTCCAGCTTGGCAACAGCATGCTGCTCCGCACGATGAGCTCGAACTACTGGACGAACTACTCGACGAACTTGAAGAACTTGATAAGCTCGAGGAACTGTTGGAGCTCGAGGAACTGCTACTGCTACTCGAACTACTCGAACTATGGGAGCTCGAGGAACTGCTACTGCTACTCGAACTACTACTAGACGAACTGCTAAAACTACTGCTACTAAAACTCGAACCATGTGAACTATTGGAACTGCTGGAGGTGTTACAAGGACTACAAACAAACGGGCAGAGATTGTAGTATTTAATCACTCCCTCGAAAAAGATTTTTGTAGGCCAGTCATCATCGGGCACAGTCCCCATACTCCACCATAAACCAATCTGTGCGCCGTCACAAAGGTATTGAAAATCAACAATTTGCTTTGTGGCACTTCCGATAAATGCAGTCGGTGGATTGTCGAAAGTGCCAAGTCCATTAGTGCCGAAGTTCATTTCCATTGGCGAAAAACTAACTGACAGTCCTACACCTTGCTCTCCAGCACATGTTGTTGTCCAAAATCCTGCAAATATGGGACTAATTACATTATTGGTCGCCATATCCTGTGGAGCGCCCGCCCACAGACTGACCGTTGCCACAAGCAAATACTGTCCTCCCTCTCCATTACCAATCAATCCAGTCAGTGGAAGGAATCCTTGCTCAGTCCCAGCGGCCCATGTCTGACTACCGCAATTGATAA